TCAAGGCACAAATACAGGAGGAGGCGCCGGAGGTGGCGGAGGGCTGTGCAGATACGCGTCGAGGCCCGCCCCAAAGGAAGACTCGCCAGATGTCGAGACTGCGGACCGTCCTGACGGCTGCTCCGTCTTGCCTCGGTCGCAATCACACTCGTCAGGGCCAATCACCGACACCTTCGAGGAATCGCCAGCAATTTGCGCGTATGCGTCACGCTGGGTTCGCGTCAGCGTATCGCCGGGGAATTTTATCTCCACAACCGACTTGAGATTGTCTTGCGTGGGCGGCAACGATGGATCGTTGACGATGACGACGTCCGGACGGCGTATGTTACCTACACTTGGCGTGTAGCCGCCCAAGCCGCCCGGCCAGTACTTTTGAATCCATCCCGGCAGGTAGTCGTGCGTCTTCGTGACGACCCCTGAATCCATGATCGGGGCAGGCGGATCGCGCGACATGTCGTAGTTCACCTCGGCCTTGTACGAGCTCCGGTGATCGCTGATCGCGTCCGCCGCCTTGAGCCGGCCGCTAACGCATTGCTGCTTCAACTGTTGACCGCTGACGCCAACGCTTGGCATTGAATTGCATCGGCAAATGACCCCGCAGAGTGCTTGCCGATCTTCAGAATCGAGTCCGTTGCGGCGCAATCTCACGATGTTCGTTCGACCTTCGCCTGAACCAGTCGATCCGGAACCCGTTCCCTTCGCGTAGTCCGTCATGCCGTCTTGGACCTATTGGAGTCGAACGTCAACGTCGCCGATCCGTTGCTTTCCGCCCAATCGGTGTACCCGTTCTCATCGGTTCGACCGGATATGATCTGTCCGCCACTCCCGGTTACGGTGTACAGATGATTCGGAATGGGACGACCGGTGTCGTCGTCGACCGCTTGAAACCGCCCTCGCTGTAAGCCGCCTCGGATCGAGCCAACAGGCAGCGGTATAACCCCACCGCCAACGGAGGGTGCACTAGCGCCTGAGAACGCGCCAGCTGTCGGCATAACGGTGGCGGTACCTTGGGACGCGATCAGAGTAGCGCCGCATGCGGTTTTATCACCTTCCGTCGCCACCGGACGTTCCCCAAGCTCCATGTTCCGCTGTTTCACACGCACGATCGGGAAAATCCCATCGCAACGCGGACATGACACCATGTCGCCAAGTAAGGCGATTGCTTTTCCATAAGCGATAAATGTTGACGTACCGGCGAGCACCCACCCTCCGTGCGTTGTCGTATCGCCCTCGCGGATGAACGCAAACCCCATCTTGAACCCCAACGAGAAAATCTTGCGGAAAATGTAGCACGAGGCAGAAAAGTGAAACCATCCTGCCAGTTTTGACAGGGTTTCATGTATTTTCCGCGCAAACATGGAGTGCAACGAGAGGCGCCATCTTCTGAGGACAGAAAGCCCGCCGAATTGTCACCGCGCTAGCAAAAACAATCACGCAACGGTTTGCAACGCCCCCTTCTGTTCGCCATATTGCGATACAGCTGCCCGACATGCCATTTCAAAGACTTTATTCCAGACCATTCTCCATCGCATTATCGCCTATGCTAGCGATGTCTTGCATCGGTTGCGACTGGCTCAGGAACTTGTCTCCAAGGGCCATTTGTTCAACCAAATCCGCCTCCGCTTTCTCCTGAGCATGTGTCACCGCGACATGAAAATGCTTGAGCGCATCAGATACCCTCGTATACAACAATAGCTCACGCTTTTGACTTACTCGGTTCGAGAACTCTTGCCTCAGATGATCATTAATATACGACTTTGAGTCATATGTTGATCCGTAATCGCCATCGCGTGACACGATCACCAATTCTGCGTTCGCCTGAATCGCACAATCGATCATCCACTCCCAATTAATTGCATCTCCATACGACGTGTCGTTTCTCTTTCGCGGCGGGCATCCATGCATAAATCTTCTATACGCACGGTCGCGAATGTCCTTGCGCGCGTTGTTGTGCCTTTCTTCCCGCGTGAGCACGAGAGGATGATCACGGTGAAAGATTCGATGCACTACTTGGTAGATTTGGTCTTTTTCCGCGGGCCGCTCAAGTATCGAAATCAACTTGCCCTGTAAATTCTTGATGCGTTTTCTCGCATTATCAATATCGCGCTTAAGCATTCCAAATTCCCTTGTGGTAGCCAACACCCCAATACTCGGCACCTTATCAGGCATTTTATTCTTAAGCTCGGACACACTCTCCAAAATAACACTTTGCCGATTCCGCTTATATTCCGACTCCAGCTGATGAGTGACGATAATTCTATTACTTAGCGTTTCGAGACGCGGCAACAGACCAAGATAAGCTTCGTTTCTCGCGCGATAGAAATCCAACCAAATATTGGTATCAATGAACAGAAGCTTTTGAATGCCGCCTGCCATTTTCGTCTCCCATTTTTTGCATGAATCCTCACGCGCTTTGGGAACCATTAAGCAAACGAAATCACCAATCTCTTGCCAAACGCAGCAGCATACTTGCGCAGCGTCGCAAAAGAGGGTGAGTGCTTTTCACTAGACAGAGATGCCTCAAGTCGCGAAACCGCTGACGCCGTAGTTCCCATGCGCTCTGCCACTTGAGCTTGCGTCAATCCGGCCTCATGCCGAATAGCCAAAATGGCCCGCAGGGCCATGTACTCATCTTCCAGAGCATCATACGCCGCTCTGACTCCCGGCTTTGCCAGCAGATGCTCCGTATCATCTACCGTGTGCTGGATCAGGTTGAAGCCTTCAGCACTAGCACGCTTCACGACTACCTTAGCCATTACGCACCTCACTTAAACGCACCCGAGCGGTTCGCAGCTCATTCTGAGGCGTCTCCTGCGTTTTCTTCACAAACGAATGCAGGACCACGACCCGCTGTCCAACATGGGTGCAGTAAAACACGCGCCCGATGCCTTCCCTGCCTTTTGGGCGCAATTCAAACAGTCCGCCCCCATTGCTCGCGAGTGCGGCATACGCAAATCCGCGCCGAACTCCTGCATCAAGTCCAGGAGCCGCAGATAGTCTGCCAGAATCCCTGCCGGCAGCGCGAAGACGTCGCGTTTGACGCGCTCGTTGTAATAGACGACTGTCCAATTTTGTTTCGTGTTAGCAAATTTGCTATGCCGCTGCAATTCAACCAATCGGTTAGAGCGGCAAGAGTTTCTGCACGGCCTCGCGACCGTGATCAGGGGACAGATGCGCATAGCGCTCAGCGACCGTGATGGAGGAATGTCCCAACAGGTCCTTGACGACGTACAGGGAAACGCCCTCCATGACGAGCCATGATGCGAAGGTGTGGCGCAGATCGTGGATGCGGAAATTTTCGATTCCGGCGCGAGCACATGCCGCGACGAATCCTTTTTGCAGGTTGCCGACTCGCCTCCCCGAGCTGGAGGCAAACACCCACTCAGACCCGGCGCAATGTCGCGCTACCCAATCACGCTGATCCCTCAGCGCCAACAACGCGCCACTGTTGAGCGGCACCAATCGACGCTTACCGTTCTTCGTGTGCTCGCACTCGAGTCGAAAATGTGAACGCTCGAAATCGACCCGGTGCCACTCGAGCGCGAGCAGCTCGTTTTTCCTACACCCCGTGCTCAAGGCGAGTCGCACGAAGTTTCGAAGATGCGGCTGTCGTGCGGCCGCCCCGGCCGCGAGAATCAACGCCGTCGCCTCGCTTCGTGATATCCAGCGAACTCGCGATTCGCCACCATCAAGACCGAGGCTCTGCACTGGGTTTGCCAGTTCCGGGTAGTCGTGCTCGGTCCGCACAAAGTTGATAGCCGCGGACAACAGCCTGAGCTCACGCTTCACCGTTGACTCACAGACGCCATCCGCGAGCCGAGCGGACACGTACCGTCGAACGTCGCCTCGCTTCAATTCCCGCAAGTCGCGGCCGCTGAAATGCGGTTGACTTGGGCAGCACTAACGATCGAGGCCAGACTCCTGATCGCCATTGCACTTGTTACGGTCTTCGTTGCCTTTCGATCGAATCGCCGACGCGCGCAACTACGTAGGCAAAAAGAACTCGATCCGCTCAAGCGAGCGATCTACAACCCCAAGCAGTTCCGGCGCCCCCGTTGACTCATAAATGGGGCCAGATTTTTCCTTTCCGCGGAGCCTGCTAGACTTCGCTCAATACCCAAATCGGTAAATTACCGTTTTGGCAATCATAGTTACCATTCTGGGAAGTTGCAAGAGGTTCGTATGAATATTTCTAGCCTCATCGAACTCGCGAAGGATGCGGCGGGCTCATATGGCGAGCTCGCGGAGCGGATCGGCCGCCCGGCGAGCCGGATAAGCGATTGGAAGGCCGGGAGACGCAAACCCGACGCGGCCGACATCATGCTGCTTGCCGAAGTGGCAGGCCGGCCTGTGTTCGAAACGCTCGCGGAAATCGAAATGGAGCTGGACACCGAGCGCAGCTCAGTATGGCAACGTGCTTTAGGAAATCTGCGAGCGGCGGGCGTAGCGGCGACTGTGGTGCTTGGCGCTACCGCCGTGGCGAGCTTGACCTCGAAGCCGGCTGATGCGGCTGAGAAAGCCCAAGAAAACAAAGACTTGGCGCGCCCGGCTGGGATCGAACCAGCAACCCCTGCCTTCGGAGTCTTATCTACGCGTCACACTTCCTTATGAATCAATGCCTTGCGCGACTCGCGAAATGCAAAACCAAGGCTACCCAAGGCAAAACAAGGCCAATCGATACCGTCCAAGGTGTATTTCAGCTACACCTAGCCAACTTCCTCGCCCTCTCCGGTCTACCCTGAGTATCCGCCGGCACCTGGAGCGCTCGGACTCTTAATCCGTAGGTCGAGTGTTCGAGTCACTCACTCCCCACCAAAGAATTCAAGGGCTTAGCAGCGATGCTAACCAAGGCCAATTGAGGCCGCCCAAGCTCGTCCCAACTGTAATTTCACTGTATTGCGGCTTTGCGTCTCGTCCACGCAAAGTCGTGGGATGTGCGCCCTTCGCCAAGCCTCGAAGCGTTGGCAACTGCTGCTGGTGTGCGAAGTCATCGATCGTCAATGACCCGGCCTCTGCAACGATCGCACACGCTCTACTGACGCGAGTCCGTCTTTCATCCTCCTACGCGGCGCGAGTATCCCTTCGTATATCTAGAGTTTAGAGCTAGACTATGTTTATCTGCATCTTGCTCGCAGTATTGTCCACAGCGCATGCAAAGCCCGAGCTCGACCTCTGCTAAGGCAACATTTACCGCAAAAGAGGCGGCGAGGCTCGCTGGGCTGAGCCTTGACATGCTCAATTATTTGGCGCGGTATGGCATTGCGACCGCATCGGGAAATGATCGGCGTGCTCGAGGGCATGCGCGCCGTTACTTGTACGCGGACCTGCTGCTGTTGCGCGTGATTGCTCGCTTGCTGGAAAACGGGATCTCCGTTTTGCGTCTACGCAAAGTACTCGAAGGTTTGAAGGTGAGGAAAGACGCATCCGGGTTGCTTACGAAGCGCTTTGTCGTGACCGATGGCTATAATCTCTTTCTCCAAGACGGCGGGGTAGCCGAGCTCCTCGAGACAGGGCAGCTTTCATTTGCCTTTGTACTAGAGTTGAGCACGCTGCGCACCGAGCTCGGGATCGCTATCGAGCGTCAGAATGCCGCGTAGCTCGGCGTTTGCGTCGCAAAACATCTGATGATTACCTTTTGACATGCCGTTCTACGGCCTACACGGGAGATGAGCATGGCGATCATTTCGACATACGATACGGACAAGAGCGGTGCGCTCGCGAAGAGGTACGCGCAACTGGCGGCGCAATACTTCGATAAGCCTGAAGACGCTCGTTCGGCCGCCGCTCAAGTCCCGCTGGAGAACCTCTTTCGAATTCTCGAAATGTATCGTCACAACGCGTTCTCTGACGACCACCGGCAAGGCGTCTTGACGATGATCAGCCAAACCGAGAACTATTCGATGCATCCGGCAGAGAACCCTTGGCACAGAGATATTGAGCACGCACTTGGGTATGCAATGCATGCAACTTTTGGCGATACCGGCAAGGAAGACGCTGTCCGTTCGCTTCAGGGCTCGCTCAGATGGCTCGCATCCAATGGTATCCAAGGGCCAGGCGATATTCGAACGGCTCGCCAGTTCTTCCAAGAGTTCTCGCAAGCGCTCTGACACTCTCATAAGATGCCGGCGAGATCCTTCCTTCTAGAAGAGTGCGCAAACGTCAAACGCGTTCTAGAAGAGACGCTTCGCTTTGAATATGGAGTAGGAGGGAGTAAAGACTTCTACGAGGAATGTTCGACTCGTCTCGCTTTCATCACATCAGAGATCGAGGCTGCTGATGAGCATGATCTTAACTCCCTCGCAATAAATCACTCTCTTCTTCTTGAACTATCCAAGTTAATATCTCGCATTGAGCGTTCTTCACTTGGGCAGTACTCTTGGCCGTTCGTTGATGAATTAAAAGAAATCGCCTCCGCCATATGCGCTGAGGAAACACTCAACAACTCCGACGTAGTACCGATGGTTCATGTTCTTTCCGAAGGTGGACTCACGGCTTACGCGATCAACCCTGAACAGCAGCGTCCCTCAGCGGGCAAACGCAGAATTCTGACAATTATCTTTCCCCGCACGCTTAAACACGCCGTCCTGCTTCATTCTATTTTAGGACACGAAATCGGACACGCAATTTGGCGATCCTCCAAACATCAGGCCACGCTGAATCAAGCTCTTTTAGATGCGTTTTCCGCAAGTGCTGGACACTTTAGCGCGCCTACAGCCACAGTTTCTTGGCTCTATAGCAATTCCGCACCTGTAGAAGTTAGGACGCGCTTAGCAACACTACAGGCACAAGGACTTGCACCTGCTCAGTTCTTTCAATGGGCGAGTTGGGATGCGTGGAAGGAGGAAATCCTCTGCGACTTAATCGGAATATTAACATTCGGCCCCAGCTTTATTGCCGCCGAATGCCATTTATTATACTCGATTGATTTACTTGGAATCAATATAGGGCAGGCTCACCCCCCTGTAGCCTGTCGCGTAAATTTGTTTCTCACAGCCGCAAAAATTCTCGGATATTGTAATACAGTATATCGCAACAAAGATGTGCAAAATGCCTTTAATTCTTTTTGGGGTGAGCTAGAATCTTACAAAAAGGCAGACCCCTGGTTCGATGTCTTTACCGAAGCAGAAATCACCACGGCCTTAACAGAGATAGGGCGACTATTAAATTCCCACCCGCCGGCGGCATTTCAAATGCCAGACCTGCATTTATTCGAACATCTATACCTACAACTCAAACAAGGAATCCCGCCGGTAGGATTTAAACTTGACCGAGAGAAGAAGCCAACAACCTCGACCGTGGATTTTCGGCATATCCTATATGCCGGCTGGTTAGCGGCAAAAAGTGACGCATCGATCTCATTCCACGAAATTAACCGCCTATGCGAGCACGCAATTATGCAACAGGCGGCAATTAAAATTTACAAATCAAATCACACCTAAATGGCTGCTCTATCCAAGAGGGCAATTCTTTCGAGAATAGCCGATGGCAATCTCGTAATATCACCAATTCTAGCCGAGTCGCAACTGGGCCCCTCGTCCGTCGACCTCCGGATGGGTACGGTTGTTCTAGTTGCGAGAGCGGGTGGGCAGTCACATGTTGAGCCGGCGGCATACCTCCGGGAAATGGAGGAGCCAGGCAGCCACGCCTCAATTCGAAGCAAGAAGCAAAAACATGAACGCTACGATGTACCTTTTCGCGAATCGTTCCTTCTACATCCTGGCACCCTGGCACTGGTTCCAACATTGGAATGGGTAAAACTCCCCGATGACCTCCAAGGAGTTGTGACTGCACGTTCGTCATGGGCCCGCGAAGGTTTGAATATTGCGACAGCTACAATAGTAAACCCTGGCTACATGGGAATAGTTACCCTCGAGCTCGCCAATTTTGGCGAAATTCCTATTCGCCTGTACCCCGGCTTACGGCTCGCTCAAATCGCCTTCTACGATTTAGATTCCGCTGGATTTACGGAGCGTTGGCTGAAGAAAGTGACTTCGCCCAGCACCCCAATTAGACACAAGGCCAGACGCATCGCTACTTTCTTTGATCGGCAGAAACAAGTCATCAGCCAAAATACGATCGAGAAGCCCCGTGGACAGTTTCAAATGAGCTTCGAGCCATCCGCAGGGAACGTCGCAAAAGATGATGGCGCGTTCATATCATATAAGCCTAATCCTTAGATGAAACCCCGGGAAAAGATCAGCAGACCGATTTACTTCGAAGGTTTCTAGCTACCGTGCAATCTGCACGCAAGTGCATCAAAACGCACGAATCTGTTGCCATGTTCAATCGTAGGAACTCCGCGCCACTGGGCGCTCGCGTGGTGGCCGCCCGATGCATGAAAAGTGCCCCATCAAGAAAGACCGCGGGCGAGGAGGGGGACCGCGCAAAGGCCGCCGCAGCGACCCTGCCGGCATGGGCGGGCCGGACCCTCAAACGCCCCCGTGCGACCGCGTCACGGCCTTGCTGCGCCGCCCGTTGCATTCGTTCCAGGTGTTGAGTGACCCGCCGCCACAAGCCGTTGTAGGCCCGCTATTCGCGTCCATTAAAAGGGACATATCATTTCGCCGACAGTGCCGGGCGGCCGGGACGACATGGCGACGGCCGGCACACTGACACGACGCATCCTCGCCGCGCGGTTCGAGTTCGCCCAAAAACGGCGCGGCACTGATGCACCCATGGCGGCCGCTGTGGATGCCGCGACCTGCCGCAGCCATCAGCGCGTGGAATTAGCGGGCTGATGCGAGACAGCCGTAGCTGGATTGTCCCTTATGGGTTACAATTCTCGCATGTACAAAGTCCTGACGACCCCCCAATTTGACAAATGGCTTGACGGGCTTCGCGACCCGGTCGGTAGCGCGGCGATCAACCTGCGCATCGAGCGGGCAAAGCTTGGCAATCTCGGCCAATGGCGCGCAGTCGGCGACGGCGTCAACGAAATGAAGATTGATGTGGGGCCGGGATATCGGGCCTACTTCGTGCGACGCGGAAGAATTATCGTCGTGGTGTTGTGCGGCGGGGACAAGTCGACGCAGAAGAAGGACATCAAGCTGGCGAAGCAAATCGCCGGCGAACTGGAGGATTGAGTATGAAAATCAGCGAACTGGCCGAGTTCGATGGCTCGAAGTACCTGAAGGACGAGGAAACGATTCGTCACTACCTGGCGCAAGCGTTCGAGGATGGAAATCCGCGCCTGATTCAAGCCGCGCTTGGAAACGTTGCGAAGGCGCGCGGCATGACGGCGCTCGCGCGCGAGTCCGGCGTGAAGCGTGAAGCGCTCTACCGCGCGCTGTCGGAAGATGGGAACGCGGAATTCGCAACGATCATGAAAGTTGTGGGCGCGTTGGGGCTGCACTTGACCGTTGCGCCGGTCGAACCTGCGCCGGTGCCCGCGCCGGCGACAACGCGTGCACGCTCGCGCGTTCGCACGGCTGCGCACGCGTAACGCCATCGACGGTCGGACGCGCGGCGTTGCACTGGCCTGCGCGCTACGCCGGTCGCGGCGCCGGCGGAATCTCGTAATCGTCGAACGTCACGACCTCCTCGCCCAGCCAGTCGTTCAGCTCGGCGAAGCGGGCCTGTAGCGGCCTGATTTCGTTGCGCCCGAATACGCGCGCGGCGGTGTCCGGCGTGCCGAAGCCGCCCGAATTGCTCGGCACGATGCCGAGCAGTTGCGGCGGCACGCGGTGCGCGGCGAGCAGATCGTCACGCGTCACGTTCTTGATGTTGAAGAACTCGTCCTTCGCGGCGACCTCGGATACCGGAATGAGCTGAATGCCGTCTTTCTTCCCGCCCGGCGCGTACATGAACACGTTGCGGAAGTTGCCCGGCCCCTTCGCGTTCTTCAGCGCGTCGCGCATGTGGTCGACGTCATCCTGCTTCTGCGCCGCGTCCGTCATGTACAGGATGAAGCCGGCGTGGCTGCCGTTCTCGTAGTACTTCCGGCGGAACAGCGTCGACGATTCGTTCAGCCACGCCGAGTGCAGCGAGCTCAGATACTCGGGCAAGCCGTAGACCTCCTGATTGATGTCCGGCCGCACGAGCTGGAACACGCTGCCGGGCTCGAACTCGTGCCGATCCTTCCAGCCGTTCACATACACGAAGCCGCTGAAATCCGCCTTGCGCCGCACGTACTTCGCGAGTGCGGGCTCGAGCCGCAGCGTGCCGCCGAGCTGATTCCGGCGGCGTTCCAGGTAGCCGTTGCCGAACGTCAGGAAATCGAGCGCCCACCGCTCGAACGCGTGCCGCGACAGCCAGCGATGCGGGCGGAACGTCGACGCGAGCACGTTCGCCTTGAAGAACAGCGCCGAGCTGTGGTGCGTGCTCGCGCGGAACGATTTCGCCAGGCCGGCGAAGCTGACGGGCGGCTCGAACCACTCGCCGTTTGACCAGCACTCGACGTAATCGAGAATCTCGGCCCGGTTCATGACGGGCGTGGGATCGTCGAACGTGAAGACTTCGGCGCGCGCCGGGGTGGCGCTGCCGGCGCTCGTGTGCGGCGCGGCCGAGAAATGGCGCGGCGCGCGCGATCGGCGCTTGCTCATGAGTAAAACTCCGTGAAAGAAGAAGAGTTGGGGCCGCCGCCGGCGAGCGGCTCGCGGTCGATCGCGTGCAGGCAGGCCCACGCCAGATCGGCGTGGCCCGTCTCTTCGCTGCGCCCGGCGGTGTAGGTCGCCTGGCGGCCGCTCGCCGTCATCGTCTGTTTGATCGCCATGAACGCGGCGGCCAGGTCGGTCCAGCCCGCGTCGAATTGCAGGCGGCCATTACGGACGACGGACTGGCCCTTGAGCACGAGGCGGGTTTTCACCTCGGGCGAGTAGTTCAGCGCGACGGCGGCCGGGAAGAACTTGCGCACGAGCTGGTAGACGCCTTGCCCCATGCCCGTGGTGTCGATCGCGATGTAGCCGACGTTGTAGCGCTGCGTGATCGCTTCGATCGCCGCGGCCTGTTCCTCGAAATCGTTGCCGCGGAACTGGTGGCGTTCGAGCACGCGGAAGGCGCCGCCGTCGACGCGTGGCGGCGCCACGACGACGAGGCCGGCCGAGTCGCCCGTGAGCGCCGGATCGTAGCCGACCCACACCTCGCGATGACCGAACGGGCGCAACAGCAGCGGCGAGAAGTCATCCGCCCATTCCTCCCACGAGTCGACCATGCAGCGTTGCAGCTCGGCCAGCTTGAACACCGACAGCGAATCGTCGATGAAGTGGCACATCAGCAGGTTCGCGAATTCCTCGGCGCTGTACTCGCGGCGCAGCTCGTCGATGTCGAACAGGTTGCAGCCGCCCGCCATCGCATCGAGCACGGTCACGATCTGCCGCCACTGCGCGTCCTCGCACAACTTGCCGCGCACGAGCGCCTCGTGGCTCGTGTCGATCTGGATGCGATCGCCCGCGGCGCGGCCGCGGTTCGCGTGCGCGCCGCTCCAGAACGCATACGCCTCGTGCGTGACGCTCGACGGCGTGCTGAAGTACGTCTTGCGCCAGCGCTTGTGCATCGCCATGCCGGAGGCGACCTTGTTCAGCTCGCGGAACTTCGGAACCCAAAAGTATTCGTCGAAGTAGAAATTGCCGTGGTACGACTGCGCGGTGCGCGCGTTGGTCCCCAAGAAGTACAGCGTCGCGCCGCTCGGCAAGACGATCGGATCGCCCGTGAGCTCGATGTCGGCGGCGTCGCGTGCGAACTGCGTGATGTACTGCTTGAAGACGTGCGCCTGAGCCTTGCTCGCCGACAGGAAGATCTGGTTGCGGCCAGTGTCGAGTGCGTCGACGAACGCCTCGCGCGCGAAGTACCACGTTGCGCCGATCTGCCGCGATTTCAGGATGTTGCGCGTGCGCTGATCGCCGTTCCGATACCAGACCTTCTGATAGCCGAACAGCGAATCGCGGAACGCCTCGACGATGCGCTCGTGCTGTTCCTCGCTGATTTCGTTGCGCGGCGCGCGGCGCTTCGGGCCGGCGTTGCGCGACGCAATCTTCGGGTTCAGGTCTGATTCCTTCCCCGTCCCGTTGTACTTGCGCACGCGCGCGAGCCGCTCGACCTGTCGGCCGAGCAGATCGATTTCCTTGTAGTCCGCGCCGTCCTTCTTCTCCTTCGCAATCAACACCATCATGCGCACTTCGAGCGATGCCTCGATGCGTTCGACGGGCGTTGCGTCCTTCCACTTCTCGCGGCGGCACCACGACGCGATGGTCGCGGGCTTGACGGCGAGATGGCGGGCGATCGACGAGAGGCGCCAGCCTTGCCAATAGAGCGTGCGCGCGACCTTGCGCACGTCGTTTTCGATTTGATGGGATTCCGTAGATTCGAGCATGCGGCCAAGCGTAGGCCGCCGCGCACGCGCGAGCACGCGCAGCGCGCTGTACCCGCGTGACCCACAAACGCCGCAGATTGAGCCGTGGCGCGCGAACGCCGAACATGAGAAGCACGCTCACTCAACCCACGTTCGACCTCTCTATGGCAAGCAAAACCAAATTCTTCCGCGTCGCAGTGGAAGGCGCGACTGTCGACGGTCGCGAGATCAAGCGTGAATGGCTCACGCAGATGGCGAAGCACTACGACACGAAGCTGTACAGCGCACGCGTGAACGTCGAGCACATCAAGGGCTGGGCGCCGCTGTCGCCCACCAACCCGTTCGGTTCATACGGCGACGTGATCGCGCTGAAAACGGCCGAAGTCGAAGACGGCCCGCTGAAGGGGAAGATGGGGCTGTATGCGCAGATCGATCCGACCGACGAGCTCGTCGCGCTGTCGAAGAAGCGCCAGAAGATTTTTACGTCGATCGAAATTAACCCCGACTTCGCGGACATCGGCGAGGCGTATCTCGTCGGGCTCGCGGCCACCGACGACCCGGCGAGCCTCGGCACCGAAGCGCTGCAATTCGCCGCGAAGCGCACGAACAACCTCTATTCGGCCGCATACGAGACGGCGATCGAATTCGAAGATGAACCCGGCTTGCCCGGTCTGACGGAATGGGTCAAGAACCTGTTCGCACGCCGGCGCGCGAACGACGACGAGCGCTTCACGGATATGCGCGAAGCCGTCGAGCAGGTCGCCACCCACGCACACAACAGCGGGCGCGAAGTCGCGACGCTGAGCGCGGCCGTGACGAGCGCGACGAGCGCGGCGGCCGACGCGAAGAAGCGCGCGGACGACGCGTTCGCCGCCGTCGAAGCATTGACCGAGAAGCTATCGAACACCGACAACGGCGCGCCGCTTCGCCCGCCGTCGACCGGTTCGACGGGCGAGCTCGTGACCGACTGCTGACCCATCCCGCACACCACACAGGAGAATTTCCCGATGAGGAAGGAAACGCGCCAGGCGTACCGAAAGTACACCACGCAACTCGCCAAGCTGAACGACACCGACGACGTGTCGCAGAAATTCGCGGTCGAGCCGACCGTGCAACAGACGCTCGAAACCAAAATCCAGGAGTCGAGCGCGTTCCTGAAAAGCATCAACATCCTGCCCGTGCTTGAGCTCGAAGGCGAAAAGCTCGGCCTGTCGGTGTCCAGCCCGATCGCGAGCCGCACCGACACGACGAAGGCCGCACGTCAACCGGTCGACCCGACGGCACTCGACAGCAATCGCTACCGCTGCGAGAAGACCGACTACGACACGGCGATTCCGTATCGCAAGCTCGACGCGTGGGCGAAGTTCCCGGACTTCCAGCAGCGCATCCGTGACGTGATCGTGAATCAAGCCGCGCTCGATCGGATCATGATCGCCTGGAACGGCGTGAAGGCGGCTGCGACGACCGACAAGCAGGCGAACCCGCTGTTGCAGGACGTCAATATCGGCTGGCTCCAACAGTACCGCGAGCGCGCGGCGCAGCGCGTGCTGCACGAAGGCGAGAAGCAGGCCGGCAAGGTGCTCGTCGGCAAGGATGGCGATTACGCGAACCTCGACTCGCTCGTGATGGACATCGTTTCGTCGATGATCGACCCGTGGTTCCAGGAAGACACGGGCCTTGTCGTGATCTGCGGCCGCGAGTTGCTGCACGACAAGTATTTCCCGATCGTCAACGCGACGCAGGCCCCGACCGAGCGGCTCGCGGCCGATCTGATCGTGAGCCAGAAGCGCATCGGCAATCTGCCGGCCGTGCGCGTGCCGTTCTTCCCGAAGCGCGCGCTGATGGTGACGAAGCTGTCGAATCTGTCGATCTACTACCAGGAAGGCGCGCGCCGGCGCACGTTGAAGGAAGCGCCGGAACGCGACCGCATCGAGAACTACGAATCGTCGAACGACGCCTACGTGGTCGAAGACTTCGGCTGCGGCTGCGTGGCCGAGAACATCGAACTGGCGGCGGCATGACGATCAACACGCCCGCCCGCGCGCACTTCAATCGCGTCTCAGCCGCGCGCGCGGCGGCCGCCGCGTCGCCCGGCGCGACGATGAAGGGCGCGACCGCCTATGAGTTGATGCTCGCGAAGCTGGCGACCGACCGCCGCGCGCTCAAGGGCATTCAATCGATCGAGCGGAAGATCGAGCTGAAACGCAAGCTGCTGCCGGAGTACGTCGACTATGTGGCGGGCGTGTTGAGCGGCGGCCGCGGCGCGCAGGACGACGTGCTCGTGACGGTGATGGTCTGGCGCATCGACGCCGGCGACTTCGACGGCGCGCTCGCGATTGCGGCCTACGCGCTGTCGAACGGGCTCACGCTGCCCGACCAGTTCGAGCGCTCGCTCGCGTCGCTCGTCGCCGAGCAGTTCGCCGATGCCGCGCTGTCGTCGTTTCTCGACGGCGGTTCGTTCGACGCGGCGAGCCTCGAACTCGTCGACGGTCTGACGCGCGAGGCGGACATGCACGACCAGGTGCGCGCGAAGCTGTACAAGGCGCTCGGCTACGCGACGCAGGCCGATACGCCGGCGCGCGCGCTCGACTATCTGCGCCGCGCGGTCGCACTGAACGATCGCGTCGGCGTGAAAAAGGACATCGACCGGCTGACGAAGCTGGTCGAAGCCGCGGGCCGTCAGGGCGACGGCGCCGACGGCACGTAAAGAGCCCACCTCGGCATGGCGGCACCGGCGCCCAGGCCCTACGCCTGACGGTGACGGGCCTTGTGCGCCGGTCCACCGCCACCTCATTCCGAACTGACCATGAACAGCTTTGTTGCCACCGCCGCGCCCGCCGTCGCGGCGACGCCGATCGACGGCGCGTTGACGAACGACGGTTTCTTCCCGGACATCGATCTGTCCGCGCTGCGCGACGCGATGCGCCTGGACGGCACCGTGGCGCACGAGCGGCTGCGGCACGCCGCGCGCGACGCGATGCTGACCGTGAACGACGAGCTCGCCGCGTGGCGCGCCCGGCAGCGCGCGGCGGGCGCGGCGACGCTCGCCGACGTGCCGGCCGCGCGCATCGATGGCGAATCGGCGCACGTTTCGCGCTACCGGCGCGCGGTGTACCACCTGACGCACGCGGACGTGACGGAGAAGTACCGCGGCTACGACACGACGAAGAGCGGCGGCCAGGTCGCGGCCGATCTGGCGGCGACGGTCGACGATTCGCGGCGCGCCGCGCGATGGGCCATCAGCGACATCCTCGGCATCGCGCGTTCAACCGTGGAGCTGATCTGATGAGCCGCCCCATGTACCGCATCCGGCAAATCGCGCAGTCCCGCGTGCGCGGCGGAAAGCTGTTCTTCGCGGGCGCGTTCCAGGTGCAGCAGCGCATCGCCGGCCTGTTCTGGCGCGAGATTGCCTATTGCTCGGATCGCACCGGCGCTGAAGCCGCCATACAGGCCGACGCGATCGCGCGCCGGCGAGCTCGGATCATGCCGCGCGTGCTCGGCCTGTTCGATCGCGACGGGCAGGAACTCGGGAAATGAAGATTGCGGCGCTGCAAGGCGAGACGCTCGACGCGCTGTGCTGGCGGCACTACGGCAGCACGGCGGGCACGGTCGAAGCGGTGCTCGACGCGAATCCGGGCCTCGCCGAGCTCGGCGTCGTGCTGCCGATGGGAACTGTCGTCGACATGCCCGAGCGCAGCGCGATCGAGACGACGAAGCCGCTATTGCAACTGTTTGACTGACCGGAGCCGATTGAATGGCTGAACCGAACACTTCCTCGGCCGCGGCGCTGTTCGCCGTGGTCGGCCTCGCCGGTATCGCGCCGGGCGTCGACGGTGACGCGCTGATCGGCGCATTCGCGGGCGCGGCGCTCGTCGTCGTCACGTCGAAAGACCTCGGTATCGCGAAGCGCGCCGCGTACATGCTCATTTCGCTCGTGATGGGCTACCTCGCCGCGCCGGAAATCATTCATGCCGTGCCGATCCGCTCGACGGGCGTCGCCGCGTTCTTCGCGGCCGCGCTCGTGATCGCGGTCACGCTGACGCTGATCGAGCGCGTGAAGGGCATGGACCTGTTCGCGCTGTTCAGGAAGGGAGATTGACGTGCATGTCTCGTCCGCACTCGTCGCGCTCGCCGCGCATCTGGCCGTCATCGTGCGCGTGCTGACCTACCGCAAGAACGGCGCGCGGCATCGCTTCCACGTCGCGTGGGCGGCCTGGGTGATCGTCGCGATTTCGGGCGGCTCGGCGATCGAGCTGCTGTTTCATCCGAAGCCGACCGGCTTCTTTCACGCGGCGCTCGCGGTCCTGCTCGCCGTGTTGGTGTACCTCGCGCGCGGCAACGTCGCGCGCCTTCTACGGAGTGACGAAGCGTGAACATCCTTCGATTCAACGATCACGGCGCGGAAGTCGGGCTGCTGCAGCAACGCCTCGTGCGCGCCGGCTACCCGGTCGACGTGTCGCACCTCTACGACGAGACGACCGAGCGGGCCGTCAAGGCGTTGCAGGCGGCCGCGGGCCTCGTCGACGACGGCATCGCCGGCCCGAAAACCTACGCGGTGCTCGCGAGCGGGCAGCGTGACCCCAAGCACCTCACGCTCGCCGACATCGTTCGCGCCGCGAACACGCTCGGCGTATCGGTCGCGTGCGTGCGCGCGGTCAACGAAGTCGAATCGCGCGGCACGGGCTTTCTGGACGACGGCCGGCCGAAGATTCTGTTCGAGCGGCACGTCATGTATCAGCGGCTCGTCGTGAATCTCGGCAAGGAAGCAGCGGATGCGGCCGCCGCTCGATGGCCGGGCGTCGTCAATCCGAAGCGAGGCGGCTACCAGGGCGGCGCCGCCGAATACGTGCGGCTCGACACCGCAGCGCGGATCGACGCGGCGTGCGCTTACGAGTCCGCGAGCTGGGGCGCGTTCCAGGTGATGGCGTATCACTGGAAGCGCCTCGGCTACGCGAGCGTCGACGACTTCGTGTCCCGCATGGAGCTGGGCGAAGCCGAGCACCTCGACGCGTTCGTGCGGTACGTCGCGGCCGACAAGAAGCTGCTGGCGGCATTGCGGGCCCGGAAGTGGGCGGTGTTCGCGGAAGGCTACAACGGCCCGGAATACGCGATCAACCTGTATGACGTGAAGCTCGACCGCGCGTATGTGAAGTACGCCGGCACGGGCAAGGCGGCCGCATGACCTTCTCGCGCCTGACACCGTGGCTGGCGCTGCTCGCGCTGATTGTGCTGGTCGCGAGCTGCCAGCACAGCCGCGCGCTGCGCACGCAGCTCGACCGGGCGACCGACGACGCGCGCCGCGCGAATCATGACGCGCAGGCGAGCGCCGCCGTCATCGAGCGACTGTTGGCCGACGCCAAGGACAAGGATGCGCAGCGCGCGCAGCTCGACCGCGCGCGCGCCGGCGTCGACGCGACGCTCGCGACCTATCGAAACGAACTGCGGAGACTGATCGATGAAAACGCTGCCGTGCGCGCCTGGGCTGCTGGCGCTCTGCCTGACGACGTTGTGCGCCTGCACGCAAGCCCCGCCCTCAATGGCGCCGACGATTACGCTCAACGAATGCGCGGCGGTGACGCCCTGCACAATGCCAGCGATGAAACCACGAACCAACGGTGAGCTGAGCGACGCGCTAACCGTCGCGCGCGCGGCGTGGGCGCATTGCGCGTCCGAAGTCGACATGATCGCGACGTGTCAAGCGCGCGTGCGGCGGGCGGACGACCATGAATAAGCCGAACAGCCTGCGCGCGGCACTCGTCGCCGCGTTGCCGCAGCTCAACGCGTCGCCCGATCAACTGCTCGTGTTCGTCAACGAGGGCCGGATCGAGGCGACAGGCACGCGCACCGCGTCGTTCGACTACGAATACGAGTGCGAGATCATCATTCGCGACTTCATCGGCAGCGCGGACGATGTGATGATCGCCGTCGTCGAATGGGCGCGCGCGAATCAATCGGACCTCGTGATGAATCGGGACGAGCGCCGCGACGGTATCACGTTCGTCGCGGACATCCTGTCGAACAACGCGGTCGACCTCGGGCTCAAAGTGAAGCTGTCGGAAAGCGTCGTGGTGGGTGTCGACGACGACGGCAAACGGACCGTCGAGCACATCGACGACGCGGCCGACGAGTGGCTCTCATGACGGACAATCTTCAGGCGCTCGAACGGTGGGCAGGCGGGTTGCTCGCGAAGCTGTCGCCGGCGGCCCGCCGTCAACTGCTGCGCGAGCTCGGCCGCGATCTGCGGCGCGCGCAGCAGTCGCGCGTCGCCGCGCAGCGGAATCCGGACGGCTCGGCGTATGAGGCGCGGAAGGTGAAGGCGAGCAGCAAGCGCTTGCGCGACAAGGCCGGTCGCGTGAAGCGCGAGGCGATGTTTCGGAAGCTGCGCACGGCGCGCTATCTGCGCATCGACGTGGACAATACGGGCCTCGCGATCGGCTTCGACGAACGGCTCTCGCGCATCGCGCGCGTCCACCAGGAAGGCCAGAAAGCGCCCGTTGAGCCGGGCGGCCCGCTCGCGCAGTATCCGGTTCGCGTCGTGCTCGGCTTCGCAGATTCCGATCGCCAGCTCGTGCGCGATCGGCTGCTACGCTACCTGAACCGCTGAGCCACCCACAGCGGCGTCGAGCCGCGCCGATGCGATCGCGTGATAGACAGCGTTCGTCTCGCAGTCAATTCAAAGGCGATCGACATCGTGCGCGGCCGGAAGGGCTGGAACTGGACAGTTGCGGCGCGTAATCATTCCAAGGCAGCGCGAAAGTCGCCAACTTCGCCAAGCATGCTCCCCCTGTAGGCTCTCAAGGCCGACTCCCATTCATATTGCTTAGGATGTTTCGCAAACCACCCGTTGACAAAATTCTCTAGCTGGTAGGTGCCGGTCCAACCTTGATTCTCGTTTATCCAGAAGTCGTAAAGGTTAGTTGGGACGTTGTCCGGCGAAAGTGTCTCCGCGAGCCATGACCAGAGATGATCACAGGGAATCATGGCGACGACGCCATAGATCGGCTCCATGAATTCGGCTACATAGTGTTCGTGGGCAACATACGCTTTTACCGCGTCGTTCGGGTCGATAGCGAGGATGTCTTTGATGTGCCACGACTCCATGATGGAATCGGTGTAGGACTGATAGCCTTCATAGCGAGCCAGCGCAAAAGCCGCCAGCACATCCTCATGATGTTCCTTCGCGCGCGCCTCAACCACGCGATAATCTTGCTCCGCCCGAACACAGTATGCCGCGTCCTGTACCGTGTATTGCCCGTAATTGCAGGGAGGCAAGGTACCGTTAGCAATGCCCTGAATGTAAGGCGAGTTAAGCGCATCTTGTGCCAAGCCAATGCATGCGCCCCAGAGTTGAGCGGTAATCGAGTTGGCGGGCGGTGGCGATGTGGGAACGTCCAGCTTCGCCAGCGATGGATGGTCTAGTCGGATACGCCGCGGCGTCCTCGTCACGAGTGGCTTCATCATGATGCTCCTTCTCTTCTTCGTGCAAGTTTCGCGGAACAGATTATTTTTAGCGAAATAATTAATTAAATTTTGTGTCCGTGCCGACTTGTTAAGTCGAGATCGGTTTGCGGCCAGACATTTCTATTTTTAATTACCCCGTTGGCAGTAGGCCCGCCCCGCGTATAAATGGCCCTCGGAATGCCGCCATTATTATAGGAGATGGGAATTCATCTTTTTACTGCCCCTTATTTAAATTCAAATTGAATCAAATCGGTTAATAGTTCGTCGAATAGTTAATTCGGTTGCCGCGCTGCCTGAATCGGGGAGTCATTCACCGCAGCGTCGAGCCGGGACGATGCGATTGCGTGATACGCCGGGTTCGTCTCGCATCCGACCCAGTGCAAGCCCGCCTCCCGCGCCGCGGCGAGGAACGTGCCCGAGCCGGCGAACAGATCACACACAACGCCGCCGGCCGGCACGAGCCGCACGACCTCGCGCGCCACATCGAGCGGCTTCTCGGTGACGTGCTGCTTCGGTAGCGGCAGCCGCACCGGGAACACGCCCGGCAGGTACACATCGCAGTCGCGCATCGCGCCGCGGCTCGCCCACACGACAAACTCGGCCTGTTGCGCGAAGCCGCCGCGCCGCGGCCGCGTGCGGCCGGGCGTCTTGTCCCATACCGCAACGCCGCGCAGGATCAAGCCGGCGGCCTGCACGACATCGGTGAGCGTCGGGAGCTGCCGCCAGTCGATGAAGCTCACGAGCAGCCCGCCCGGCTTCAGCGCGCGGCGGCATTCGCTCAACCACGCGTGACACCAGAACGCCCACGCGCGCTGGTCCATGTTGTCGCTGTCGAAGTCCGTATAGACCGTCTTCGTGTCGCTGTTGATGTACTTCGCGCTCGGCGGCCGCGTGCGCGCCGACGTGTGCAGTCCGCCCGACGAATACGGCGGATCGGTGAACACCATGTCGATTGAAGCGTCGGGCAGCATGCGCGCCAGCGTGAGCGCGTCCATCGCGTGAAGTCGGTCGAGTAGCGGGGCAAGATCGGCCGCGGGCGCGGCGTCGGTAGCGTGAATCGTCATTGTGTTGCGAGAGTGGAAATGCGCGCGCAGCGCATGCCGCGCGCGTCGTTGCGTGTGTCGAGCGGCCATTGTCGGCGCACGTTTCGCTGCGCGGATCACGAGCGCGCTGTACCCGGCAGCACGACAGAGGCGAGTGCTCGCGTCACGCGTGGGCGACCGGCACCATTGCCGGTATGGATGCGAACGAAATTCAACGGCAAGCACGCAATGCCGTGCGCAAGGGCTCGATTCTCGATGTCGACCACACGGCGGGCCTCTGCCGCGTGTCGATCGGCGAATCGGATGACGACGGCCTGCAAACGAACTGGATGCCCTGGCTGACGCCCGCGGCCGGCGCGACGCGCGAGTGGTTGCCGCCGACGAAGGGCGAGCAAGTCGTCGTGCTCGGCGCGATGGGCGACCTCGCGCAAGGCGTCGCGCTGCGCGGCGTCTTCTCCGACGCGTTCCCCGCTCCCGACAACAGCCCGAGCACGCACACCCGCGTCTATGCGGACGGCGCGCGCGTGAGCTACGACCACGACGCCCACGCGCTCACAGCCGAACTGCCCGCCGGCGCGACGGTGCGCCTCGTCGCGCCCGTGTCGGTCACGGTCGAGACGGAATCGGCGACCGTGAAGGCGGCTTCGGTCACGCTCGACGCCGAACAGACCACCTGCACGGGCGCATTGCTCGTGAAGGGCGCGTTCGCGTTCGAATCGGGCATGACGGGCGAGGGCAGCACTGGCGACGGCAACGTCATGCGCATCGACGGCGCGGCCGATTTCACCGGTGAAGTGCGCTCGATGGGCAAGAGCGTGCCGTTCCATACGCACCAGGCGCACGGCGAATCGGCCGAAGTGAGCCCGCCGCTATGAGGGGCATGAACGCAGAAACGGGCCGCGCGATGACCGGGCTCGATCACCTCGCGCAGTCGATCGGCCGCATCGTTTCGACGCCGCTCGGCTCGTGCATTCAGCGCCGCACGTTCGGCTCGGAGCTGCCCGACCTGATCGACGCGCCCGCGAACGGCGCCACCCGGATTCGCCTGTATGCGGCGATCGCGACCGCGCTGATGCGGTGGGAGCCGCGCATGACCGTGACGCGCGTCCAGATTTCAGCGGACGCCAGCGACGCGTTCGCGGGCCGGCAGTGCGTCGACATCGAAGGCTGGACCGACGAGCGCGACGAGCTCGTCTCGCTGCGCGCTCCGATGACGAATGGAGGAACAACGTGAGAAGCACTCCGATCGATCTTTCGCAGCTCCCCGCGCCGGATATCGTCGACGCGCTCGACTTCGAGACGCTGTTCGCCGAGCGCAAAGCGCGTCTCGTGTCGCTGTGTCCGGTCGAGCGCCAGGCGGAAATCGCCGCGACGCTCGCGCTCGAATCCGAGCCCGTGACGCGCGTCCTCCAGGAGAACGCGTATCGCGAAGTGCTGCTGCGACAGCTCATCAACGACAAGGCGCGCGGCGTGCTGCTCGCGTACGCGCGCGGCACGACGCTCGAACACATCGCGGCGCTGTTCGATGTCGAGCGGCTCGTGATCACCGCGGCCGATCCTGAGAACGGTATCGATGCGGTCTATGAAGACGACGACAGCCTGCGCGAGCGCGTGCAGCTCGCGCCGCGCGGCTTCTCCGTCGCCGGCCCCGATGAGGCGTACGTGTTCCATGCGCGCGCGGCGGACGGCCGCGTACTGTCCGCGTCCGCGCGTAGTCCGGAACCGTGCGTCATGGTGGTCACGGTGCTGTCGCGTGAAGGCGACGGCACGGCGAGCGACGAGCTCATCGACATCGTGCGCGCGGCGCTCGAAGGCGTGCGCCCGCAAGCCGACGAAGTGTTCGTGCAGAGCGCGAAAGTCGTGCCGTATGCGATCCGCGCGACGCTGCGCTTCTTCTCCGGCCCGGATCGCGGTGTGGCGCTCGCGGAAGCCCGCAAGCGCACCGCGAAGTTCGCGGCGGACATGCGGCGCATCGGCATGGAAATCACGGTCGACGGCCTGCACGCAGCGATGCGCGTCGCCGGCGTGCAAAAGGTGCTGCTCGACTCGCCCGCCGGCGGCGTTCCCGTGACGCACGAGCAGGCGCCGTACTGCACGGGCGTCGAGCTGATCGACGGCGGGGTCGCCGATGAATAATCTGGCCCCCTCGCTGCTGCCCCCGAACGCGACCGCGCTCGAACGCCGGCTCGCGGAGACGAACGCGCGTATCAGCGCGATTCCGGTCGACATCGGCACGCTGATGGACCCCGACACGATCCCGCTGCGGTTCCTGCCGTGGCTCGCGTGGCACCTCGGCGTCGAGACGTGGAAGGACTACTGGCCCGAGCAGGTGAAGCGCGCGCGCGTGAAAGCGGCGATCCGGATCGCGCGCAAGAAAGGCACGGCCGCGGCCGTGCGCGAAGTGTGCGCGTCGTTCGGCGCGAATGTCGTGATGCGCGAGTGGTTCGAGAAGACGCCGAAGGGCCGACCGGGCACGTTTGAAATCTTGATGACGGTCGGCGCGCGCGATGGCATCCCGGCGACCGCCGAATACGTCGCCGACATCATTGCGGAAGTCGACCGGGCGAAGCGCGGCACCGCGCACTACACGTTCACGCAGGGCTTCAGCGCAACCGGCACGCAGCGCATCGGCGCGGGCGCGCGCGCGGCGGTGTATCGCCGCTTGTCCCTCACGGATATCTGACATGGCAGGAATGCTCATCAACCTTACCGACGCCAGCCGCGCGGCGATGGTCGCGCCCGGCAACACCGGCACGGCCGCGCACCGCGTCGTCGAAATCGGGCTCGGCGCCGCGCCGTTCGCGTTCGATCGCGGCATGAAGACGATGCCGAACGAACGCAAGCGCGTGACGACGTTCGGCGGCGACAACGTGGCGCCGGATATGGTGCACGTCGTGATCCAGGACGATTCGGACGATCAATACTCGCTGTACGCGTTCGGGCTGTACCTCGACAACGGCGTGCTGTTCGGCGTCTACGTGCAGGACACGCCGATCCTCGAAAAATCGCCCGCGGCGATGATGTTGCTCGCGGCTGATGTCGTGTTCGCGACGATCGACGCGACGAAGCTCGAGTTCGGGCCGGCGACGTTCCTGAACCCGCCGGCGACGACCGAGCGCAAGGGCGTCGTCGAGCTCGCCACGCAGGCCGAAGTCGACGCCGGCGACGACGACGCGCGCGCGATCACGCCGAAGACGGCGAAGCGGCGCTATGCGGCGCTCTCGGGCGCGACGTTCGACGGTCGCGTGCGCGTCGTCGCCGACGCTGACGAGCGCGCCGCGCAGCTCGACGTGTCGCCGAAGGCGCCCGGCGTCGGCAAGCTCGGCAAGGTGCGTCTGTTCGGCACGTTCGGCGACGCGGCGCTGCCTGATCTGAGCCCGCGGCTCGCTGCGACGCTTCGCGCGGGATTCGATGCTGGCGCATGGGGCCGCGAGTACGTCGATGTGTGCCTGAACGACGGCACGAACAACGACGCGGGCAGCGACGCGAAGCAGAAGCGCGTCGTGCGCTTCACGTCGGGCGGCCGTGTGCTGATCGGCGATCGCGCCGACGATGGCAAGACCGCGCTGCAGGTGCGCGGCGGCGTCGACGCATCGGAAGGCGTCACCGCGCGCGCGATCGACGCGGGCGGCACCGGCGGGCAGTTCCGCGCCGTCTGCGACGGCTACGGCGCGTTCATCCGCAACGACGGCTGGAGCGTGTATTTCCTGTCGACCCCGAAAGGCGCCCCGGACGGCGGCTTCAACGACTATCGGCCGTTCTCGTGGTCGCTGTCGACGGGACAGGTGATCGTCGACGGCAGCGGAGCGGGCACGGTCTTCGGTGGCGCCGTGACCGTCGCCCACGATCTCGAAGTCGGCCGGAAGGCAGACGAAGGGCATCTCAAGCTCGGTCCGGTCGACGGTTACTTCTACGCGAACCAGGTCAGCACCGGTTGGTGGTCGCCGACCGGATCGACGTTTCAATACATCTTTGCCGACCACACGTTCCGCGTCGACGGACGGATCGTATGGCACGAAGGCAACCTCGACCCGCTCGACAAGAGCAAGGGCGGCACGGTGCGCGGCGATATCGCGTTCGCGACGGGCAAGCGGCTCATTCTGTCCGAAGGCGGCCCGAGCACGCCGTCGCTGACGTTCTCGAACGTCGCGACCCCCGATACCGGCCTGTATCCGCTGTCGGACGGCCATTTCGCCGTGTCGAACAAGGGCGTGCAGACGGTGCATTTTTCGCCGATCGGCACGTATTTCGATCGCCCCGCATACGGCGACCACCCGCCGGCGGCGGACCGATCCAACCAGTTCGCCACGACCGAATGGGTGCGCGCCACGCTGTCGTCGACGACCATCGGCCAGATTGTCTTCGAGCCGCGGACGACCGTGCGGCCGGGTTTCCTCAAGGCGAACGGCGTGCTCGTGAACCGGGCCGACTACCCCGAGCTGTGGGCGTATGCGCAGGCAAGCGGCGCGCTCGTGTCCGACGCGGACTGGATGAAGGATCGGTGGGGTTGCTTCTCGACCGGCGACGGCGAGGCGACGTTCCGCCTGCCCGAGCTGCGCGGCGAGTTCATTCGCTGCTGGTCCGACGCGCGCGGCGGCGTCGACGCGAGCCGCCAGATTGGCGCGTTCCAGGGCGACCAGAACCACTCGCACGCGCACGGCGCGGGCGCGAGCGAAGCGCCCGACCACAACCACTCGGCCTGGACCGACGTGCAGGGCTGGCACGCCCACCACGGCTGGACGAACGCCGTCGGGGATCACCAGCACATTTCACCGTGGGGCGAGGCGCCGGCCATATACAACCCGCCGTGGGGAACATGGGGGGCCGCGAACAACCGCGGAGCCGAAGGCAGTGACAACGACAACGTGTACGGGATGACAAGCCCGGCCGGCAACCACGGTCACGAATTCACCACCGAAGGCGCCGGCAACCACCAGCACAACGTCGGCATCGGTGGGGCCGGCCGCCACTCGCACGCGATCACGGTTCAACCCGACGGCGGCGACGAAGCCCGCCCGCGCAACGTCGCGCTGCTCGCGCTGATTCGCGCCTACTAACCACGAGAGACACGACATGCTGATTCACCACTACGCCCCGGCAACGGGCGAATATGCCTCGAAAACTCAAGGGCTTCAACGTCTTCCACAACGGCCAGAACTTCGTGGGCGAAGTCGAAGAGCTCAACCTCCCGAAGCTCAAACGCAAGATGGAAGCGTGGCAGGGCAGCGGCATGACGGGCCCGGTCAAGGTTGATTTCGGCAGCGAAGAGCTCCAGCTCGAGTGGACGTGCGGCGGCTTCATGGTCGAAGTGCTCGAACAGTACGGCGCCGTGCAGCACGACGGCGTGCTGCTGCGCTTCTCCGGCGGCTATCGGCGCGAGGACAGCAAGAAGCACGACCAGATCGAAGTCATCGTGAAGGGCCGCCACGAGGAGAGCCGTGGGTCTGGATCATGGAAACCGTGTTGTCGGAGATCGACGGCGGCAACTACAAGCACCCGTACACGTTCGATACGGTCGACGGCGAGTTCTGCCTGTTGCTGCGCACAGGCCACGTGATGGACCACCTCGCGCACACGAGCGCGCTGCGCGACAAATGGAACGGCCTGCCCGTGAAGTCCGACCGCGTGTTCAAAGCGCAACTCAAACGCGCCGGCGTCGTTGTCGGCGAGAAGGAAGTCGAGCGCCGTATCTACACCCGCCGGGTGCCGTATCTCACGCCAATTTCGCTCGATCGCCTCGCGACATTCGGCCTGCACGTCTCCGTGCGCGAAGTCCGCTCGTAAGTCCTTGATTCCTGAAGCGAGTGCCGCCGTCAGTCGCTTGCGATTTGCCACTAGTCGAGCCGTTTTTGCCATGAGTCCGGTTTTCGCTCGGGCCGCCGCCGTCCTTCTCTCTTCTCTCTCTATTTCATTGAAAAAGAAAGAGAAAGAAAGCGAGGAAGGGCAAGGCATAGGCCGAAACGGACTGCCACGAGTCACAGGCGTTTTGCCATCAGTTACGGACGCTGCCTATTTTTTAGGCCACGAGTTTTTCGGTGTCGCCATGCCTGAATGATGGCAATTGATGGCATACCCACACCTTATAAATCAAAGAGTTATGAGAGATTTCGGTGCAAACCATCAGTCCACGAGTTGCGCTGCGTGTGCTCCCCCCGCGCCGACGCCCGTAGGAACGCCAATGAGCACGATCGATCTGCCCGCGGCGGCGGCGATGCTCGGTGCGCACCCGGAGACGGTGCGCTTGAAAGCCAAGGCAGGCGAACTACCTGGCCGGAAAGTCGGCAAGCGGTGGATGTTTTCGACAGTTGCCCTGCAGCGCTACCTCGCCGGAGAATGGGTCCCGCGAGTTGTGCAGGGCGATCAGCAGGAGGAAGTAAAAGCATGTCGCTCTACAAACGTAGTAACAGCCCAAATTGGTATTACCGCCTCACCCCACCGGGCGGCGGTCCGGTCGTACAGGGCAGCACTGGAACCAGCAACAAGGCACACGCGCAAGAGCTCTACGACCGGCTGAAGGTGGAGCTGTGGAATCAGGCAAAGCTCGGCCAAAAGCCGAGCTATCTCTGGAATGACGCTGTTGTCCGATACGTCGGCGATCGAGAGGGGCTTTCGAGTCTGGAAACGTCGAAGACGCATTTGCGTTGGCTCGATCCGCATCTGTCCGGCATCAAGCTCGCGGACATTGACCGGGATCGCATAGACGCGATCGCGCGGGCGAAGCGCAGCGAGCCGCGAGTCGTGCAGACGCGCAACGGCCCTAAGCCTATCGGCGGCACGATCGGCGAAGGAACCGTGCGGCGGGTCATTGGCGTGCTGATGGCGGTTCTTCACGCTGCTGTCGAATGGGAATGGCTCGATCGGGCACCAGTCTTGAAGCGGCGAAAGACGACACCCAAGCGGGTGCGGTGGATCGCACCGGCCCAAGCTGAGCGGTTGCTCACCGAGCTACCGGCTCACCTATCCGACATGGCGCGCTTTAGCCTCGAGACGGGTCTACGCCGTTCGAACGTAACGGGGCTGGAATGGTCGCAGGTCGACCTTGCTCGCCGCATTGCCTGGATTCACCCGGACCAGGCGAAGGCGAAGAAGGCGATCACGGTGCCGCTGTCGGACACCGCGGTCGACGTGCTGCGTCGCCAGTTGCCAAAGCGACGGGGCCCGGAACACATCGAACGCGTATTCGTCTATCGCGGCTCGGCGATCGGTCAACCGAATACGGCGGCTTGGCGAAAGGCACTGAAGCGGGCCGGCATTCGCGATTTCCGCTGGCACGATCTGCGGCACACCTGGGCGAGCTGGCACGTGCAGCGCGGCACGCCGTTGCAGGTGCTCAAGGAGCTCGGTGGCTGGGAAACGTTGGAGATGGTGCAGCGGTATGCGCACCTGTCGGCCGACCACCTCGCGCGGTGGGTGCAACCGCACCTGCCAACTGCTCAGGTGATCGAGCTAGCGAGTGCCGCAGCGTCGGCAACGGCAGCGCAGGCGCCGATGGCTGCGGCTGGCTAA